GTGCGCACGCTCGAAGCCCGCGGCGCCCCGATCACCGAGATTGAGGGCGCCAAGAACGAGCTCGCCGCGATGCGGCGGCAACTCTACCAGCAGGAAACCGAACTACACCTGGGCCGGCTGCGGCAACAGATGGCGGCCGAAACCGATCCGCAGCGCCGGGTTGCGATCTCCGAGCAGATCGTCGAGGTACGCCGTACCGGCGGCGCCAATGTCCCGGGCCGCTCGGCCGAGGGCGTGGCCCCGGTCGGCGTCGACAAGAGCGCATTGCAGCAGGCCGAAACCGAGCTTGCGGGCGTGCAGCGGCAGGGCCGCGCCGAGCAACTCGCGATCAAGGAAGATGAGGTATCGCGCGCCCGCACGCTCGGGCAACAGGAGCTCGCGCAATACACCGCGCAGCAGGAATTGCTCGTCGCGCAGGGCAAGCAGTCGAAGGATGCCGCCGTCTCGAATGAGGCCGCGGCGACCGACCGGATGCTGGCGAAGCAGCGCGAGGCGGCGCAGGGGCTCTTAGAGCTCGCGACGACGCTCGGGATGTCCGAGCGCCAGCTAGCCAAATACCGCGAAGCGCTGACCCTGATAGACACCGACAGGGCGACCAAGGCGGCGCAATTTCAAACGAAGCAGGCCGAGGCGCAAAAGGCGCTCACCGAGAAGTGGGTTGAGCCGCTCAAGACGGCGCTCAATTCAATTGGAACATCGGTTGAGGGCGCGATCACCGGCATCCTGACGCGCAAAAAGACCTGGGCGCAGGCGATGCAGGAAGTGCGCGACAGCATGATCTCCTCGCTCGTCTCGGCCGCGGGATCGATGCTCTCCAAGCTCGCCGCAAAGAGCCTCGGCGCCGTCGCGGGCGAGGGGCTCGGCGAGTTCCTCGGCACCCAGCTTCTCAAATCTATCGGCATCGGCGACATCCTCGGAACCGGCGGCCAGGTCGCCAACACCGCAGCGCTGACCGCCAACACTACGGCCGTTGTCGCCAACACCGCCGCCGTGACCGCTGCGGCCGCCGCCAGCGGGGCGAGCGCCGCCGGCAGCGCGGCCGCGGCCCTCCCGGCCGCAGCGGTCGCGGTTGCCGCATTGCGCTTTGGCGGGATCGTGCGGGCGGCCGGCGGCATGATCGTCCCAAGCGCGGCCGGCGGATGGGCGCTGCCGGGATCGTTCGGCTCCGATCAGGTGCTCTCGGCATTGACGCCGGGCGAGATGGTGTTGCCGCGGCAGATTTCGGGCGCCCTGCAAGCGGCCGTGGCCGGCGGCGGGATCGGCGGCGGGACGCATCAATACTCGATCAACGTCTCGACGCTCGACAGCCGCTCGGGAGCGCAATTCCTGATGGCGAACGCCAGCAGCATCGCCGCCGCGCTGAGTCGATCTCAGCGCAATTTCAGCCCCGGGGGCCGCGCCCTGCGATGATGAGTAGATCGTGGAGCGACCGGATTTTCCGCGACGCGATCCCGCTGCCGGTCAACACCTTCCCCATCGGCACGAGCCTGACAAAAGGGCTGACCTTTTCATCGTTCAAGACGCCCAATTTCGGCCGCCGCATTCAGCGCAGCGTCTCGGGCCGCGAGCTCGTCGTGCAGGATTACGCGAACCCGATCTGGCAATTCAAATTGCAGTTCTCATTCCTGCGCGATTTCCCGTCAATCGACGAGGCGGGGCATCCGCTCGAAAGCGAATTTCGCAACCTGTTAAATTTCTACACGACGATTCAAGCCATCGGCGACACGTTCTATTATCTCGACCGGGACGATTGGCTCGCCGAGGATGAGCCGCTCGCACCAGGCGACGGCAGCACGACCGGGTTTCAACTACGGCGCCGGATATTTCCCGGCGGCTACGGCGAGTATGTCACCGCGCCGTGGACCGTCGACGAGGTTAAAATCGACGGCACGCCGACGACCGATTACTCGACCGATTTCGGCCGCGGGATTATCAACTTCGGCACGCCGCCGGCCGACGGCGCGATCCCGACCGTGACCTACAGCTACTTTTTTCGCTGCCGGTTTATGGATGATGCGGTCGAATTCGAGCGCTTTGCGCATCAGTTCTGGTCGCTGCGCGAGATCAGGTTCCGCTCGGTGCTATTTTGATGCGGCGCTGTACGGATGCGGTGCGGCAGTTGCTCGACAATTGGTATCCGCCTTTCGCCAATGCGATTTGCGACCTTTACAGCTTTCACCTGATCGGCGGCGAAGTGCTGCGCTACACCGACTGGCAGATACCGCTCGGGGCGCCCGCGCCGGAAACCGACGGCCCATTGCTGCGCTTCGAGAACGGCCCGCGGCTCAAGCGCAACAAAACCAAATATGAGGTTGGCGTCAGCGTCGACGAGCTCGAGATCGAAGTCTATGCCGAGGCCAACGATCTCGTACTGACATCGGGCGCGCTCACCTGGCAGCAAGCGTTGCATTACGGGATCTTCGACGGGGCGCATTTGGATCTGTGGCGCTGCTTTATGGCCGGAACCGGCAACGTCGCCGGCACCGTCGCATGGTTTTATGGCCGGGTCGCCGACGTCGAAGTGGGCCGCACGCGCTCCGTCGTGCACGTCAAGAGCCTCCTCGATCTGCTCAACGCGCAAATGCCGCGGCGGCTATTTCAAGCCGGCTGCACGCATGTATTCGGCGACCCTATGTGTGGGTTCGACCGCTCCTCGATGCGCCACGACATCGCCGCTGCAGGCGGCGGGCAGAGCCGTATCGATTGCGGGTTCACTCCCAACCCGCCCACGCTCTATGACGGCGGCACGATCATCGGGTTGACCGGCCAGAATGCCGGCTTCCAGCGCACGGTCGCCCGGCTTACCGGCGGCATCGCCTATTTCCTCGACCCGTATATTTTCCCGATTGAGGCCGGCGACACGTTTGCGCTGCTGCCGGGCTGCGAACATACCCTCACGACGTGCACTAACACGTTTGACAACCTGGCGCGGTTTGGCGGCTTTCCCTACGTCCCGCCGCCCGAGAGCGCCGCATGAGCGAGCTCGACCCGCGCCGCGCCCTGCTGATCGCCGAGGCGCAGACGTGGATCGGGACGCCTTATCACCACATGGCGCGCGTCAAAGGCGCGGGCGTCGATTGCCTCACATTCTTGGTGGAGGTTTACGAGGCGGTCGGGATCGTCCCGCATCAGGAGATCCCGTTCTACCGGCCCGATTTCATGCTGCACCAATCGACCGAAACATATCTGGAAGCGCTGCTCGGGCACGGTGAGCTCGTCGCGGCGCCATTGCCGGGCGATGTCGCGATCTTCAAATGGGGCCGCATCTTCGCCCATGCCGGGCTTGTCACCGCCTGGCCGTGGATGCTGCACGCCGCGCCGGGGCATGGCGTCATCGCGATGCGCGGCGATCAAGGAAAGCTCATGGAGCGGCCGGTCAAGTTTATCTCGGCCTTTAGGGATCAGCCCGCGCCGTGAGCCTGCTGCACTCGCAGAAGAGCTTTCTCGAAACAAACGCCTGGAACAAACCGAACGTCAATTCGCTGCGCTACAACACGAGCCAGGTAGGCTCGGCGCTGCCGCTGATCTTCGGCACGACCCGGCAGAGCGTGAACCTGATCGCGCTCGGCGACTACCGCGGCCCCAACGGCGGCAAGAAAGGGAAAACCGCGGGGCCATTGCCGCTCTCGGGAAGCCACGTCGGCAAGGGCGGCGGCGGCGGCAAGAAAGGCGCGGGCGGCAAGAAAAGCGCCCATTACAGCGTCGACGTCGATTTCGCCCTCTGCCAGGGGCCGGTGACGGTCAACCCGTCGAATAAGGTTTGGGCCTCGGCTGGCGTCGCCGAGTTTTCCCATATCGGGATGCATTTCTATCCCGGCGACGACGGGCAGCCGGTCGACCCGGTATTCCTCAGCCTGGGGAATGTCGTCGGCTATAGCGGGACATGCCATGTCACCGCCACGCCAATGGATTTGGGGCCAAGCCCGGTACTGCCCAACCTGTCGTTTGAGATAAACGGCATCGAGGCGGGTTCTGGCGGCCCCGATTATCACCTAGACGCCAACCCGGCGCATTGCGTGCTCGAATTCCTGACAAACGCGCGCTATGGCGCCGGCTTTCCGCCCGCCGCGCTCGATCCCGACCTGTTCGCGGGCTATGGCAACTACTGCCAGGCGGCGCAATTCGCGATCAGCGTCAGTTTGCAGAACCAAACCGACGCGGCGACCTGGCTCTCCGAGCTCGCCCGGCTGACGAACACCGCAATCGTCTGGTCGGGCTCGGTGCTCAAGTTCCTTCCGCACGGTGACACTGAAATCGCCGGCAATGGCGCCCTGTGGACGCCCGACCTGACGCCGCGCTACAGCCTCACCGACCATCACTTTCTGCCGTGGGATCAGCATATCGACAGTGCCGAGCCGCAAGAGGGCGCCGACGACCCGGTATTGATAACCCGCGGCAACCCGGCCGATGCGACCAATTGGATGTCATTCGAGTATCTCGACCGGGACAACGACTACAACAAGACGCTGATCGCGCAATTCGACCAGGGCTCAATCGACCGCTTCGGGCTGCGCACCGAGGCCAGCATCAACGGAAATTGCTTCTGCGGCGTTGGCCCGGCGCAGCGGTCGCTTGCGCTGCTGTTGCAGCGGGCGCTCTACACGCGCAACACCTACCGATTTCAACTCGGCTGGGAGTTCGCCCTGCTTGAGCCTATGGACATCGTGCTTCTGACCGACGAGCGCTGCGGCCTCGTCGAGCAGGCGGTGCGGATAACCAGCATCGAGGAGAACGAAAACGGCGATCTCGTAATCGAGGCCGAGGAGATCAAGATCGAGCGGGCGCCGCCGGTCGTGCGCACCGCCTGCGCCAACATATTGATTTGGCG